CCGTCCATCCCGACCCAGACCGAGCAACAGCGACACGGGCGTAGCCGGTATAGCTGATTTCGTTCGTGGTCTGGTTGCCCGCCTCGCCAGGATCGGACGAATGCAGCGAGATAAAATAGCTGCCTGCCGTAGCCGATGGCTGCAAGCCCGATGCATCACCAACGTTTGCCCATGCGCTGTTGTTGAACAGGAGGTTCAGCAATGCGGTTTCAGAAGCGTTCGAAAAGCTCATTAGTTCACCTGTTCAATGCAGTTAAATTTGTTCAGCCCCGACAATCTGATTTGTTGCCGGGTCTCTGATCACTCGCGTCTGGCGAGGGGCGGCGATATTTGCAGCAACTTGCCCGATTGTCTGTGCCTGCATGGCCTGATTTGCACCGAGGCTTTCAACAGCGCGGGCAAGCATGGCATTGCCGTTTGCCAGCGCTTCAGCAATCATGCGCTGGCCTTCAGCCGTCATGTCTTGGCGGGCAGTCCCTGTAAGAGCCTCTTGCGCTTTTTCACGCTCCCGCCACTGCAATTCCATAATCTTAAGCTCGCGCTCTAGATTGATCTTCTGTTCGTTGACAGCGGCTTGGAGGTTCGCCTTGTAGCGCTCAACGGCCATGTCAGCCTCGCCCTGCGCAACCTCGATTTCCATCTGGCGTTGCAGCTTGGCCGCTTCCATTTGCAGGTTCAGCGCGCGGTTATCCGCTTCCATCTGCGCTTTGAGGGCGAATTCCTCGCGCATCTTGGTAATCTCGAACATGCGCTGCTTATCGGCCTCAACAGCCTTGGCCTGCAATTCGATAACCTTCGGATCAGGCGGGGGCGGTCCTGGTGGCGTGAGAAGCTGTTCGCTGATTTTGGCGGCAAGGCTTTCCGGCAGCGGAGAATACGTGACAATCTCAGCCGCGATCTGTGGCGTCATCGCGCCTTGGAGCATCGGCCAAAGCGACTGGATAATGGCAAAGTTCCGGTCCTTGGCGTTCGGGCTGGACGGCGCTTCGTCAACGATCACGTCATATTCGCCCATGATCATATCGCGGTTAAGCGGCAGATAGCGAACCTGATCCTTTTCCACGATGCGGATAAGCCGATCATCCGCGAGATAGTTCTGGATCATGTGCAGCATGATCTTGCCCTGCACGACACGGTAACGGCGAAGGCTATCGAACAGCGGCGCAAGGATGGTCACGCCCGCCTGCCTGCGCTGGTATTCCAGCACGCCAGCCTGCTGCGTTTCCTTCATGCCGAGCATCTCCATGTTCACGCCCGTCACAAGCGGCATAGCAGACATGGCGAATTGCAGCATTTCGGCTTGTCCAGGTGGCAAGCCCGTCTGCGGCTTCGGCTGGATCATGCCTTTCTGCAAAGCGCCTTGGCTCAGCCATGTGATGCCATCGGCTTTAGCCCAGCTATCCATAGCCTGCCGGTCATCCTCGAATGCTCCGCGTTCGGCCATAATGCCGCCCTTGGCAGACGAGTTGAGGATATGCATGACCTGCGAAAACAGCTTGTTCGTCCAGCGCTGCGGGTCTTTCACCGCGCGAACCATGCCGTAAAAATGGCCCTTGTTCTGGTCACGCTTGCCGGTGATAAACTGATACGAGAACGCGCCATCCGTTGGCGTCGGCTTGACGGCTTCCAACAGCACCTTGCCGATAAACGCGCGCTTATAGACGCGCTGTTTCTGTTCGATATAGCCCATGGGCGGGGCAATGCCGAGTTGCAGCATCATTTCCACCGGCATGGCGGAAATTCGATCCATCAGCCGGTCGAATTCCTTTTTCGGAATGATGACTTCCTCGCCCGTCGCGCCATCCACGAACCGCACGAACGGCTCAATGTCATACCACTGGCATTCGATGATGGTGCAAAGATCGTCGTCGCGGTTGCCTTCGTCGTCGGTGTTATAATCGAGCCCACCGCCCGATTGCTTCACGCTATCGCCGTGAGCCTCGCCAGCCGCCCATGATGCATGAAGCTGAGTTTCGTCAACATCGGGGAAAAGCGCCTTGGCTTCGTCAAGCGGGATTTGCTTGATACGCCAGACGCGCCGGGCATCGCCGTAGTTTGGCTTGCGAGCGTCCTTGTCCGGGAAGCATTCCAGCGGGTCAATGCGCTCAACTCGCGGATCGCCATCCGGGTTCACGGTAAAGTCAACACGGGTTTCCGTCACGCCGCGCCCGCAAATCACGGCATCGCGGAATGCATCGCTTTCCTCATACTCGGCACCGGACTGGTCGCGAAACCAATCGCCAGCCGCCGTGAGCATTTCGTTCAAGCCGCTATCGCCAAGCTTGCGCGGAAAGAACCGGATTTCGTTGCGGTTGCCGACTTCAAAGCCGCAAATGCTGTCAATAACAGGACCAACGCGGTTGAACACGGACGGCGGACGCCCTTGCTCCTCAAGGACGCGCATTTGCTCATCCGTCCACTGCTTACCAGCGGCAAAGTCAAAATCTTCGCGGGCTTCCTCAGCCCATTTCTCATGATGCTCCCAATCGTCTTTCCACCACGCCTTTAGCTGGTCGAATACAGCGGCCTCATCGGCTTCCGCATCCTCAGCCTCGGTCGTCTCGCGTTCCATCTCAACTTCAACCGTAAGGCCAGCGCCAATTTTGATTTCGGTTTCGGCCTCTTGGTCCATCGTGTCACTCACCAGTCATTTCACGGCGGGCAGCATCAAGCGCGGCCATTACGGACGCGGCATTGTCGTCAACATTCTCGATTGTCGCGGTGGTCCTGCCGTGGGCCGTCTCAACCGTCACGGTAAATGATGCGCCTTCGAACTCAGCCCATGCACGAACAAGGCGATGCGCCCAACGTTCGGCCCATTCAGAGATCATGCCGTCCAGGTTATAGTCACCAGCAGGCGAGGGGGCTTCGGGGGCAGGCTCCGGAGGCGCAACGAGTTCAACCGCATCAGCCGCCTCACTCTCGCCACCCAGCTTGGCGCGAACAGCCTCACGAATGCGGGCAGCGCTCCACCGGCCATCAATTTCGATGCCGTGCAATTCAGCCAATGCCGCAAGGTCGTCCTTGCTCATCTCGTCAATGTCGTCACTCATGCGACCATCCATCCTGTAGCTTTTGAACTGTCTCGCGGCACATCGCGGTAATCCCCGCGCTTTTGTGCTGTCGAGCGCGGTACTTGATACGTGATGCACATCAGCCCGAAGGCATCCGCCGCGTGACTGTTGCGATCATGGTTCGGCCCAAGGTCAACGCCGCGAGCCTCGTCACGCCGCGCATGATAGGCACCGAGCGCAGCAAGCCCCGCTTCGGTCGTCGCCTCGTTCATCCACACTTGCGGGAACAATCGGCGCACCGCCTCGATACGCATGGCAGCAGCACCAGCACCCTGATTAGGGATAACCTCAACCTTAAACCCGGCATCCCGCAGCGCGCTCTCATAGGTCACGGCATGCACGAAATCATGCTTGACGCCATCGTGAGGCAGGACACACAAAGCATCGCTGTAGCCATTCTCGCGCAGCCAATTGACGTGAGCCGCCAAGGGCTGGCCTTGCGCTTCGTAATAGTCCAGCACGCGGATTTCCTTGCCCACAAACTGGTAAATCCAGATCGAGCAAGCGTCCGCCTTGGCACCGGTCCCGCCAATGTCCCAAGCTGCACGCACGGTCATCAGCGGATCGCGGGCAACACGGCCTAGCCGCTTCTGCTCTTTCATGTCCGCAATCTGGCGAGTGTAGTAAGCTCCGGCTTGGGTGATGGCGTAACCGCCTTCCCATATGTGATCATATTGGTCGGGCCGGTCTCGCTTATCCTTCAAACGCACGCGGTCGAGAATGTCAGGAAACCACGGGTTGTCCCGCCAGTTCATTTCCACGACTTTCATGCGCGGATCGAAATTCCGCCGAAACCGCAAGTCCGTTGCCGAGCCCTTGCGCTTCGGGTTCCACGTCACCCACAATTCGCTATCGTCTTCGCGAAGGGTCGGGATAAGCGTCTGCCATGCCTCCTCCGAAACAGGCTCCGCTTCGTCAACCCAGCAAACGAGAATGCGGCTCTTTGACTTTACGCTGTCAATATTGCGGTCAAGACCGGCGAACCGGTAATGGATGCGCCCGCTCTTGGTCCGTATGTATTTCTCGCCAATGTCAAAGTGAGGTGCAAGCCACGGTTCCGAACGAATAGCCGCCTTTACCTCGTCCATGCTGCTTTCATCAAGCGAGTTCATGAACTGGCGACCGCAAAGGATAATCCCACTGCGGCGTTCCATGTCCCACATATGGGCGCGTACCGCCGTCATCTTGGCGAACGTACGGGTTTTGGAGCTACCCCTGCCTCCGAATGCACCCCTTACATCAGCCTCGCCAGAAAACACCCCGATTAGCTTAGGGGGTAGTTCAAGCTTGATTGTCGCCATCGCCGGGGGCTACAAGTTCAATGCGCGTGACGGTCTGAATAGCATCGCCACCAGGACCGGAATGCTCTAGCTGCTGTTTCTCGCGCCATTCATCCGGGTCGGCATTCTTGAGCGCAAAGATTGTGCTAGTGACTTGCGGACCAAGCGTTGACGCATACAAACGGTTTTCCAGCCAAAGAACGCGCTTAGCCGTGGCCTTGTTTACCGCTACGGAAAATTCAGGATAATTCCGCCGCCATTCATTGATCGTATCGCGAGAAACACCAATTTCCCCGGCAAAAGCAGTGAGAGACAGCCCCTTTGAAAGCGTCTCAATCACTTGGTCGCAGTATGTCGGCTTATACAGGCTTGGCCTTCCCCTCGGCAGATGTTCTTCGGGGGGCTTCCGTGGCGTGGCCATATTCGCCTCGTTATTCCTTGTCTGTTTCGCCAATGATGAACTTGTAGAAAGCTGCGGCTGTCTTGATGGTGTCAGCTTCCACGTCATCCGGGTGAGCGTAACCGCCGCCAATAAGCCCCATGCCCTTTAGCGCCATATCAAGAGCAATGATCCGCAAGCCAGCGTCGTCTTCCATTTCTTCACCGCCATCGCCGAATGTTGGCGCACCAGCGGATGACGGGAACGGCTTGACATTGCTTGTCATGATTTGCCCTATGCTCCAAAAGAAAATGGCCCCGAGCAAAGCAGGGCCATGTTGATGAATACGAATAACTGATTGTGTCTGGCGTTACAAGTCTGTGTGGTGGTTATTCACATTGAGGTGTTGCTTTACTCAGTTGGGCCGCCAGCAGGAACGAGGGCTGCGAGAAATTCAACTTTCTTGCGAGCCGCTTCACGAAAGCCAGGACGATGCATCGCGGTGTGGCAAGCGTTCGCGTCATCAAATGGCGTGTCAACACAATGCGGAAAACCAGTTGCTGCCTTAACCGGGCAGCCATCGCAGTCCAGATCATCTTCACGCCGAAAAACAATGAATTTCCTGCACAGCGGTAAATCTTCATACCAGATTTTGGCATCACTCAGATCACGTTCAAGCGGGGCAGTCGCATTCCAGCGCCATACGTCCATAGTCGCAATTAAGGCGTCATATGTCTGGCGGTTCATGTGATTTCTCCGGTTACTCAGGCCAAGGCTTGATGCCACGAATAAGCGATGCACATGCAAGCGCTATGTGGCGCGGGATAGGCGAAATGCCATTTTGCATTTTTGTCCAGTAGTTCTGGCTTATGCCAAGCTGGCGACATGCTTCTAGACGAGATATGGCCATCTTGATCCGCCAATCATGAAGGTCAGCGGGGGTCATGCACCAACTTCCGCTGACAACTCGCTGAAATCCCCTTTGGCGGCACATGCGATGATTGCCGCAACCTGCTCTGGCGTCTGATAGGCTAGCGGGTCTTCTTCTGGCCAACTTTTGCCGGCATCATCATTCAAGCACCATACCTCGGCAGTTGACGATCCGTCTCTGCCGCAGCGCTCCGATGCCCCGCTGGTGAATTCAGAGTTGTAGTGATCTGAATAAGTGCCGGGCCCAAATTGGACAGAAACATGCCAGCCGTTGGGGAAAGAGATATGAAAGCCCTGACCTTTTGTAATTTTGAAGCCGGTCATTCCGTTTTGCCTTCTGCCTTGGCGATGGCGGCGCGGGCATGGTCAAATGCTGTATTAGCTTCGGGATCAAGATTGCCCCACTTGAGAACAGCCAACGTCAAAACGTTTTTCAACGCTTCCAGCATGTCAGGCGCGGCTGCCATTAGTTTTGCGTTATACATATGTTCGCCCTCTTGAATAGGGCGGGTGGCCACGATTACAGGACCTCGCCCCATCCATGCAAAGGCTTCGCCAACAACGCCTTTCTCACTGCGGCCCATTGTGATGCTATCGACCCAAGGGCCAGGTGTGTGTTTCGCCATCGTGATCATCCGTTGTGTCATGGTGCATGATTGCTGGCCATGTTCGGAACGCTGCTAGAGCGCTCCTAGGCATGGTCAAGCGGCTATTAAGATTTTGCTTCTGCTTTCGCGATAACGGCGGACACGTCATCGCGCGCCATTGCCGCTTGCGTCCATGTTGGATCGGCAGCCGCAACAGATTGCAGGACCATTAAAGCGTCTTTCAACGCTGCCAACATTTCGCCAATCAAATTATCTTTGGCGTTGCTCTGTGCGGCCTGTTTCCTGATGCGCCGCGCATATGCAGATTCGGTAGCCATCTTGCATTCTCCATCTGTGGGCCGCTGCCCGTTTCGATGGAATGAATATGGCACACCCTAACTATGCTGTAAATGGCCCTTTTGTCGTTTTTGTGCGATTATTTTTGTTGACGGGAAAGCCACGCCATGCGACAAAGGATCATCAAACGGAGATACGGAAATGACCCGCAACGAAGCACTTGCAATCGCCCGCAGCAACCGCGCCGCTTACATCAAAGCCGAAATTGAATTCATGTTCGGTCGCGGTCCCGCCGTAAGCAACGACGCATTTGGCACGAGCGGAAAAGGCTGGTTCCACGCAGGGGAGTTTAACTTTAGCGAAGACGAAATTACCGGCGAGCAATACGACTTTACGCAGGGCGGGCTTGCCTACCTTTGAGCAAAGGTAGTAGCCGCATAAACCGGCTTGGCGATTGTCAGGCCGGTTACTTCGCCACCGCCTTGAAGCCTTCGCCCTCGAACGGATCGCGGAGAAACTTCTCGCGCCACGTATTGATTGCACCGGGGTAAAACCGCTCTAGCGACATCTCCGGGTTATATTCAATATCCGCATATGTCGGATTGCCTTTTGCCCAATTCGGACCGACAAACGGCATGCGGTTCATGCCCTCGGTCTCGGCGCGAGCAATGTTGATATACTCATCCCAACCGTCATAGATCGTTGGGCCCTGCGGCTTCGGGTCGTCCTTGACCGGCTCTTGCTGCTGCTGGACCTGCGGTGCTGGCGCTTCCTGATATACCCAGCGCTCAACTTGCTGCGGCACGTCAACGCCGAGGTCTTTCCATTGGCTGGCAAGCGCGCCCTTCGCGTTTTCGTTAGGCGTGGCACCAGCATAAACCCACTGGCCATTCTTGGCAGCGCGCATTTGCTCGGTCATCGGGCCGTGAACCATGACACCCTGGATTTCAGGCGCGGCGCTCATTTCGCCATCAGCACCGTAGAGACGCTTATCCTTATTCTTGATGGCGTTATACAGCGCGATGTTGGCGCGAGGGTCAGCACCTTCGGCGGCATACACACCAGTGTTCCAGCCGTAGTTACCAGCATAGCCACCGGATGCGCGGTTCATGTATTGGT